GTTGAGAGACGTTACCGCGCGGTCAACATTGTCCTGATGCAGGCCCGATCCATACCGGCCCGACCCGGAGAAGGTCGAGTTGATGCCTGGCAGGACGGTGGACATGAAGTTCTCGGTCTGCGGCGCAAGCGATGCCCGCAGCGCGTCCGAAAAGTACGGGTTCGTGCTGGGGTTGAGGTACTTTCCGCCGATCGTGTCGGACAGTTGACCCTGCGCGGCCTTGACCAGGGGCGAGCCAATCAGGCCGCGATTTGTCATCCTGCTGATGGCCTGCTGGGTCTCGGTCGATTGCGGAGTAACCGTCGCGTTGGGGTAATACTCGGGCGCACCGCCCGCCCCGCCCCGGCTCATGTAGAGGTTGTTGAGGTCGGTAATGCCGCCCTGGAGCATCGGCTTGATGTACTCGGGCGGCTCGTTCACGTTCTTGGTGGTTTGAAGGCTAGAACCGCTGCCGCCGCTGCCGCTGCTGGGCATTACACGTTCCTCCGCCAGTATTGGTCGGGGCCGCATTCAAATGCCGGCGCGAAGCCAAGACGGGGCGCTACGCGATCCCAGCCCTTGCGGCCGGCGGCGATCAGCGAGACGCAGCCCTCGTCGCGAGCCCATCGGGTGAGTTTGTCGAGGAAATCGTTAGCCCATTCCAACAAGCGCGAACCTCCGACCAGATGAATCTGGCAATGAAGTTCGCCGCTTGTCGTGTCGCGCCATAGACGCGTTACGATGCCGGCGATTGGCAACAGTTTCTCATAGACGGCCCATAATTGCAAGTCCCTTGCAAAAAGCCCCGCCAGAATGTCAATTCTTTCCGGGGATCGGCGGGCCGCCGGCTCGAGCAGAGGCCACAGGCGAGGCCATACATCGCCCAGGCGGTCGTCAGGGATGCCCGTTGCCACTAGATCAACCGATGATAAGGACATCGTAAGTCCGATCCAGGTCGGCGGTGCTGTTATGGGTGAGGGTCGCGCTACCGCTGGTCTTGGCGCTCACGCGAAGCGCGGTCATCGCAGCCGCGGCGGTCGCCGTGGTCGGCGTAAGCCCGATGAACGACTCGGCACTGATGCGGGAGTCCGTCAGCGTCGTGCTGGTGACGCTCGCCGCCAGTGTGACCGTGGTGACAGCGTTTAGCTTACCTTGCAGGATGCGGTTGATGCGCTCGATGACGATCCGGGCGTCGGCGTTCTTGCTGACAACGGGGACTGTCATCGCGCACCAGCCGGGCGGGCATCGACATCATCGAAACCCTGCGCCCAAGTCCAACTCGACGCCGCCGGGATGCCAGCCGCAGCCGCAGATACCGACCGTTCGCCCGCAGCGGCACCAGTCCGTCCGTGGTTGCCGATGTGGCCGAGCCCCAGGTAACGCTGCCCTGTTGGGTCTGGCGCGTCCCTACGGCGACGGTCGGAGAACCACCGTCAACGATGGGACGGGTCGAGCGGATCGTGGCCCTGCGCCCCGGAATCGGCTGCATGTCGCCCGTGTCGATCTGGGCCGCGAGATTGGAGCCGGTGAAGGCCCCGAACTTGTGATCGGTGTAGAAGCCGCCCAGCAGGAAGTTCTTGACGCCCTGCCAGACAAGGCTGTCCAGCGAATAGAGCAGCGTGTCGATGGTGCCGAAGGCGTCAAGCTCCTCCAGCGTGTAGCCGCTCTGCTTCAGGGCCGAATAGACCATCTCACAGGTGACGCTGGCGTATGACCACCGCTGCGCTTCCCATTGGTACATCAGGAGCGTGTCGGGCGTGCCGTTTGTCGAAGAGGTCGAAGGAAACGACACCACATAGAGCTTGTTGACCGGATCAATGGCCGCCGTGACGCGGCTGATGTAGTCCTCGTCAAAGGTGGACCAGAACCAGCGGTCGATCTTGTCGTTGCCGATCGGCGCGAGCTGCTGGCCGCCTTGGACCATGTAAAAGCCGTGGCGATGGCAGAAGAACGACAGATCCCCCCAGCCCACAACGCTGTTGGGGATGGTCGCGCCAATCTGCTCCGCGATCTTGTCGAAGCGGAACACGGTCGGCACGCCTTCGTAGGTCATCCGGCGAATGGCCGACTCCTGGAAGATCAGGCCGAACTCGCCGCCCGTCATGCCCATGATTTCGCCGCCGTCGGGCAAGTCCTGATAGTCGGCCTGCGTCGTGGCGCTGGTGCCCCATGTCTCCGCATTGTCGATGCCGGACCACTGGACGCGCTGCCGCGTGCTGCCAATCCTCGCCATGACGACGAAATCGCGCACTGTGTCGATGAAGGTGCCGACCGGAGGCGAGCCAGACAGGGCCGCCCAATTCGTTCCCGCGGCGAGGTCGAACTTCTGCGGATCGTCCACGCCGTTGACCGCAATGGCGAGCGTGCCGAACTGCGTAAAGCGCCAGTTGCCATCGGTCGGCACGGCATAGACGCCACCGGAGGCGCGGGAAACATCGCTCCATGTGATGTTGTCGAGCTTGTATAGCTTGGTCGCGTCGCCCGCGAAGTTGGCCGTCGAGCCGTTGGTGGCGCGGAACCATGCGGCACCCTGGCAGCGTGCCGTCAGCGCGTTCGTCGTTGTGGCAAGCGCCTTGACGGGGCGATAGCCGGCCTTCTCCGCAATCACGCCGGATGCAATCTGTGCGTAGGGGCCAAATGCCGGCTGATCCGGTGCCCATTCAGCTAGGGGGAGCATTGCCATTTAAGGCGTCCGTCCACGAATCCGCAGGCGGGTATTGGCGGCCGACCAGAGTTCGCGGTTGCGCCTTTCGTTCAGCGAGCGGACCTGCGAGGCGAACAGCGCGCCGTACATCTTTGCGCTCTCCGGGTCTTGGGTCCAGATCGCGGCCTGCTTCAGGCAGCCGTTGAGGTACACACCGGGCGCATTGGTCAGGATCGCGTTGCCCGCGCCGCCGGTCGGCGTGGTCAGCTTCTTGAAATAGCGCAGCGTGATCGTCTCGGTGCCGCCCGGCGTGTCCTTGAAGCGGAAATTGGTGCCGCTGATCGCCATGGCCTTGACGCCGCCCAGGGTCTGCTCGCCATAGGCGTCGATCACGCCCTCGGTCACGATGTCGATGGGGCCTTGGTCGGTGTTGAGCGCGGCCGAGATGACCTCGAGGAAGCCCGTAGGCTGGGCGACCGTCGCGCTGGTGAGCGCAAACGAGGCCGACACGTCTTCCATTTCGCGGATGCGTAGCGGCTCGCAGCCGGCAATGCCCAGCGAGGGGATTTCGGACGCGCCGTAGTACATTTCATGCTCGCACAGGGCGAGGTGGTCATCGAAAGCCGTGCCGAGGTCGGTGTCGCCTGTGCGGGCGAGCCACGAGGCAACAGCGGCCTTCAGGAGGGTGTAGGTGTTGATCGCCACTAGAACAGCCCTCCCCGGCCCAAAGCGAACGGCGAACCGCGCACACCAAAGTAGTTGCGTAGTGCTTCCATGTGCTGACTCTGTTCAGGCGTCGCAGTCCCGCCAGATGGGTCGCCGCTGTAGAGCCGCGCCGCGATTGTCGCCATTCGATCGTCCTCCGATGCGCCCGCATAGGCTGTGCCTTGCAGATTGCTGGATTGCTCGGACGTCAGGCCGAAGGACGGGGTGTATCGCGGGTCAGTCCGCATGAGTATCCGCGCCAACTCGTTCCGCCTCACAGCGTCGGACTCGCCGCTAGATAGCCCGGTTGCCGGACTCATCACGACCTTGTTGTCCTCTGCCGCCATCCCCGGCGTGCGAGGATTCGCGGCAAAATAATTGCGCTCAGACGGGTGCGGGGGCCGATCAGCATAAGGCCCGCCGTAGAGACCAAACTGAAACGCGGCGTCCATCAGAGGGTGCTTTCGTCAGTGCGAAGCCACTTCCAGTCGCTGCTGTTCAACAGTTGGTCGACCTTGTCCTGGTGGTCTGGATCCCAATAGTTGACGCCGTATTCCCGCAGCCACTTCTCGATGATAATCAGCGGAATGGATGCGACGCGCCGAAGGCCGCCGTTCATGTGGTTAAATGACTGATTCCAGCGGTTCGCCTCAAGGATCGGCTCAACGTCCTGGGTCTTCTGGTAGACCCAACTGCCGTCGTGTTCCCGGTGAAACCAGGTGGTGAGCCCGGTATCAGGATCAGCGTCAACGATGCCTGAGTATTTCGACATGGCTAGTCCAGTATCTCGGCCTGCTTGCGCTCCTGAAGGAACGCGGCAAGCGTCGGATGCACGGTCAACTTCGTGCGACGGTCGTTGGTCTCGCCGTCATAGCGTTTGGTGTTCTGGCTCGAGGCCCAATCTGCGCCCAGCAAATCCTCGGGCAGGAACACGCCCTTGCAGAGCAGCATGACCTTGACGCCTTCTGGCACGGGAGCCTCGGGCGCAGGCTCGGCGTGATC